TGTGTATACCCCACTCAGCCCACGAAAGGCCCCCCAAGCCATTTCCAGCTCAGGGGGCCACAGTCAAGCTATGTCAATTGCATTCACAAAATCATCACAACATGCCTACTCTACGTTCCAGATCGCTTCGATGCTGTCGATCTTGAGATGCACGCTCTCCTTGTTGCGCACTTCCATCAGCTGCAGGTATCCAAGCGCAGCGCTGTAGCTGTCGCAGATGTCTGAGAACCTGCGGTATATGCCATCGTCACTGACATCTATAAGGCTACCATGGGAATGTGAGAGTTCCGCCTACTCCGTCAAGAATTCCGCTTGCTCCATAGATAAACATCGATGTTGGGTCGCACATAAGAATATGATTTGCAGAGCCGCTATTTGTATACATGATTGTAGATGCAGTCATATATGGAGCCGCGAATGAAGGAATATCGAACGTCTTGATATCTTCAGTCATTGAGCCTTGCACCTGAATATTGACAAGGCCAGCGCATGCCTCTATGTAGACAGTTGCTCCACACCAATCTGCTGTATATGCCATATGCCTAGGATTATAGTTGCCCTGAATAGCACTCCAAATGTAATTTGCAATAGTTCGCGCTCCAGTTGCATTTGGATGCACCTTGTCGGACTGAATCTGGTTCGGCAATCCTCTAAGCCAAGTCCAAGCATAATTGACTACGATTGCGCCAGCTCTCATAGCACCATCTGCAATTCCAGCAGCCTTGATGCGCCCAGTATCACCGCATGAAGTCGAATCATATAGCATCGGAACTACATACACCTTTGCGTCTGGGAATGCGCTGAGGGCTGTACGGGCCCAAGAGTATGCAAGCGTATCTGCCGTAGAGTACGACATGATATCGTTTCTGCCACCTGCGAGAACAAGCGCCTTTACTTTTGACTTGTCGATTGAAGCATCCGATACAGCAGTATTAAGCTGAGTGCTGAAGAGATTTCCGCCTACGTCGAATCCAGCTCCGCTTATCGCGTAATTCTTGATAGTGCATCCGCTAGCCAAGCCCAGCTGATATGGCCAAGTGTTTGCAGCTACTTCAGCTTCTGCATAAGAATCTCCAAAGCAAAGTATCGTTTTCTTTTCTTTTGAAGTAAAGTTATAAACTGCCTTGCTAGTTGGAATTAAAGTGTCGTCATCTACAACAGTTGACGTTGTGTCCAGATATGCAGCGGTTTTTACTCTTGCAATAGCATCTGCGTTTGTCTTCTCTGCTGCCTTTGCCCTAACGGTTTCTGCTGCAATCGAGTCTGCATTAACCTTTTCGGCTGCTTTTGCTCTATCGGTTTCTGCTGAAATAGCATCGGCATTTGCCTTCTCTGCTGCCTCTGCCCTTGCAGTCTCCTTGGTGACTGCATCGGATGCAGCGTCTGCCTTCTCCTTTGCCTGATTTGCTGCTTCGGTAACGACAACGAAATTGTTCGAGAGCGTATTGAGCTGCGAATCAATCTTGTGCATCGCGCCATTGTATTGGTCACGGAGATTTGGCTTGTCGGTATCGGTATACAGATCAAGGTTGAAATTAGTCGTGTATTCTGATGCCATTTTCTACTCCTTAATTTCCTTGAAGTCATTTGGTACTTCGGATTTATCCACAAGGCTATAGCTCATTACAGCAAGTCCCCTTACATTGAGCCCGCAATCAGCAAGGGTGGATACTGTCATGTTCATATCAGACAATTCTTTTACAGTGATTGCATGCACTGTAACATCGTTGAACAAATTCCTCTGCACTTCCTTGCTAGGCTTGTATTCTCCACGTGTCACATCCCAAGCAAGTGAGCCAATTGAAAGTTCATCGATATCTGATTTCATATCATCAAGCAGCATTTTGATATTTTTTCGATAGATGAAGAATTCATCTGGCGATACTGTTTCCAAGGCATTAAGGCTGGAACTTATTTCATCCGTGTAGCATACAAGCTTGTTCAGCAAGTCGAATAAGTTTAAAATCCGCTGCTCTTGACTCTTGACGTTCCAATAGAGCTTCGGAATGGTCGGCGTGAAGGCAGAGAAGCCCCAGAATGGGGGAATGGGGCTCGCTGCACCATTTGGGTAGGTCGGTGCGCAATCGCAGTTGAAATCGCTCATATGGCTATCACATCCCATCTATCGATGCAGTATAGAGGCCGATGAACATCGATTCAAGCTCGTCCAGCAGATGCTCGTCAATCGTCTGGTAGCCTGCCACATAGGCATTGTAGGCGTCCTGCAGGCTGCCGCGCTCGATTTCCTCGCTCTCCTCATCCTGTCCACTGCTCGCGTAGTCGGAATTGCCGGAAAGCATAGTTTCGGGGTAGTCGCTGCCGATTGCCCTGCGCTTTTTGTACTTGTCGGACACCTGCGCAGGGTCGAATTCGGCATCGAGGTACCTGTATAGGTTCCTGTACTTGGGCATAAGCTCATAGACAAGCTTCCTGTGCAGCATAGCTGCCCATTCGTAGAACGGCTCGATGCCTATTTCGCGGAAACGGAATCGCTCTATGAAATAGGCACATACACGCTCGTACTGCTCAGGGCTGTAGGCAGCTTCCGACCAATCGAGCATCTGCATCTTCCAGTCGAACACGCCTTTTTCTATCAGCTCTCCAAGCGTGACTGTGTACACCGCATTCCATTGGCTTCTGCCCACCCATTCGTTCACGCTGCCAGGCGAACCGAAGTCAGGGTATTCGGTAGGCTTGTAGTCACTCGCTGCCATTTTCGGTGCCTCCTTCCTGTGCCGCTCCGTTCTCGTCAAGAAGTGCCCTGTTGTTGAGATAGTTGTAATTGTACGATTCCCAATCGTCATTCAGATAGACCTGCAGATCTCCGAACACGTCAGGCGCAAGCTCGCGCAGCTGCCTGCATGCCCAGCGCCTTGCATCGAGGCAGTTCTTCAGGAGGATGTTGGTCGTGCTGTTGCCTGCCGTGGCTTCCTCGGTGATCATGCGCTCGCTTTTCTCGTACATTATGTGAGGCACGCCCATGAAAAGCAGGTACTGGTTGAGCACGTTCTGGTACTGCTCGGTAAGCTCCTTGCCGATATATGGCACGCGCAAGTCAAGCGTGAAGCAATTGCCTTCGTTAAGCTCCAATAGGCTCCTGTTGTTGCTGTCTCCCAGAATGACAGGCTCATATCCGCTCATCTGCTTGTACAGGTTCACCAGCTCCATGCGCTTTTCCTGTGGCATGAGCATTATCCATGGGTGCTGCTGGTGCATGAGGTTTACGTCGCTCGTGCGCTGTATATGGGTCAGCTTGGTAGCGTACTGCACGATCGCACCCCAGGGGCTGAGGCGCGTCTGTGAGTAGTATACAAGCTCTCCTGTCGCGGGGGTCACCTTGTAGTCGGTCTCGTTATAGCCCCTGGCCCTCCATGCTGTCGGGATGCCATAGTCGTTGAATGCGCCCTGCGGCGCTGCCATGAGGGTCTGCCACACGTCGGGGGCCTCCTCGCTATGGCAGATCGTTGCGATTCCCGACCGGTGCAGCTGGATCTCGAGAAATCGGGGATCGCAGGTGATCGGCAGGCCCTCCCACCTGAAGCGGTTGACGGCAATTGCCAGAAGCATGTCAAGATTGACCTGATAGCAGAGTGCATTGTACTCGTCGGTCTGCCAGTAATAGGGGCTTGATTCCTGCCCGCGCCTCTTCTTCCGGCTCATATCATGCGCCTCCATTCAGTCGGTTCAGGCGCTTCAGGGATGCCTGCAGGAGCGCATCCTGTGCATCGTGTGCCTCCTGCACCTGATGATGCTGCTGCGCGGCAATCCTTTCGCTTGCATCCCTGATGGTCTGCAGCCGTTCTGCATGTGCCTTGTCGCGTGCCTTGACGCTGGCCCTGAAATCGATGACTGCCTCGATCTCCTCATCTGTAAGCTCCGAATAGGGCTTGTCCAGAAGCTTGTTGACGTCGATTGCCTCGCTAGATTCCGTTGCCATATATGCTCACCTTTCCGATATCGTCGGGGCTCTGCCATACCGTGACGCCTCCATACAGAAGCATGCGCAATTGGTCTGCGAACCGGTCCGGTATCTGGTTCGTGCTCCAATAGTCCCTCAGCTTCCAGAACGTGAAATGCTTTCCGATGGTCCAGTTTCCGTCAAATGGCCATTGCTTGTCCAGATAGTATCCATATCGCAGGAATTCGTCTCCGGCACGCTGGATGGCAAAGCTGCTCTCTGTCACGATGCTGACGAACAGGGCCATTGGCCGTGTGGTCGAAAGCTCCGCATTGCTCACGCTGCCGAACACGGAAGGAGCTTTCAGCGCTGCCTGCCTGATGCCGTTCTGGATGCGGCTGCCCTCGTTTGCATAGGTGAGGTCTGCCGCTGCCAGCTGCGCATCCCGTGCCGTGCCTGCGGCGCCGATTGCTGCATCCCTCACTGTGCCTGCAGCACCGATGCGCGAGGCCCTCTCAGTCGCTGCGTTCTCCTTCATCGTGCTCGAGGTATTGGCCGCGCTCGTGGCGATTGCCACGTTCTGGGCATTGGTCTGGCTGGTGCGCCCGGTGTTTGCGCGAACTGTGCGGTCAAGGTTGGATCGCTGCGTCTCCTCCAGCTTGCTCTGCGAGTTCGAGACCACGGCCTCTGCCTGCGTCGATGTTGCGCTTACGGCAATGGCATTTGTAGCAAGCGAAGTTGCCGCGCCGATGCCTCCAGAGACAAGTCCGCCTATCGCACCCGCTGCCGCACCTGCAGGGCCAGCCGTGAGGAATCCCGACACTGCACCGCCTGCGGCACTGTTGATGACGCCTCCTGCCGCTCCTACGGCTGCGCTGGCATTCTTCGCATCGATCTCGTTGTTTGCTGTGGCCCTTGTCATTCCGGCGTCCCACGCCTGGATTGCCTGTGCAAGGGAATTTGCCAGGCTGGCATCTGCGCTAGCTGCGCTGTTGCCCTCGGCGGTAACGGTGCTGTTTGCCGTGGTCTGTGCGCTTGCGTTGTCTACCACATTGTCGGCGCTGTTGCTTGCCATGGTCTCTGAAGCATGGGCAAGCGTGCTGGATGAATTGTAGCTGCCGTCTGCCTGAGTGACCGATGCCGCATAGCCTGCATTGGCTATGCTGATCGTGTTCGCCCGGCTGGTGGCTCGGTCGCTGTCTGCCTGGATCCTGTCGAAATGGCTCGAATAGCCATACTCGATGGCCGCATCCAGCACGACAGCGAATGTAGGTACCTCCCAGGTGCGCAGATGCTCGTACCATCTGCCTGCACCCGTGAACGTCTTTGCAGTGATGTTCTGAAACGAAAGCGTGCTGGAGGCATTTCCGCCTATGCCCCTGATGCTTCCCACTATATTTATGTAGGGGAACACGATGTTTGCGGCAACGTCCATCGCAAGCGCCTGCGCCGTGTCCTCGATCCTTACAAGCTCGGTGTTTCCCTTTTCGTCCGTGATCTCGAAGGCCGAATAGGGGTAGGTGTAGAGCTTTGCCAGGTCCTGATATTTGGAGCCGTAGCCCCAATCAGCCTTGCTGCGTGTGAGGATCGTCTTTGATACGGGATCGGCCCCACCCTGCACAGGATGGCAGGAAACGCCACAGAACGTGTAGGCGCTGCCAAGCTCGAGCAGCTCGGCAGCGCAGAAGAAGACGCACTGCACCGACTGCTTGAACTGGGGGCTGGCCGAATCGGCATTGGCAAGGAGTGTGTCAAGCAGGCTCACGTCTACGGCAAATGCGTACATGTTTGGCACTCCCGCGCCGTCATAGCAGGCAGATGCAGGCACCTTCCAATCGTTGCCAGCCTTGCTGCCCCACGTACCGGCTGGGTTGGAGCTGCAAACGATGACGGCCCTCATGTCCTCGGAGTTCAGCACTGTTGCCTGGGTCCTGGCAACCTTCTGCAGCTCCCCATAGTTGATGTCCTCGCTCAGAAGGTCTGCACAGCTGCCGATGGGATCTGCAAGGTAGGCGTCTGCCCTGGTGGCGAACATGGGAGCATGCCCGCGCTCAAGGATCATGCTGGAGATGTCAAGCGAATAGATCCAGGTCTGCCAGGCATCGTCAAGCAGGAGCAGCTCGGTACTGTTGGGGGCTATGAATCTTGCATCTCGGATGAAGTAGAACCACTTCCGCACTCCGTCTCCGCTTTCGTACTGCAGGGGCGAATTGTCGTTGGCAAAAAGGTTGTAGGTCACCCGCACGTAGTTGTAGTTGGATGCAATATCGAATGGCAGCGGAACCCTTAGAGTCAGATCTGAATGAAGCTCCTTGAATTTCGTCTCCCACCTGAAGCATTCGGTGTCTGGGATGGCATCGAACCAGGCATCGCGCCTCTCGGCGCTGCCGAAATGGACTACATTTCCGATGCCGGAAAGCACCCTCTGCCCCATGTGGGCTTCCCCCTGGTCCCAAGGCACCGAGCATACCTGGATGCTCATCTGTGAATAGTCGTAGCGTGAATAGTCGATGTCGTTCTGGTAATCATAGACATTCACGTTGTCGGCATTCGGAAAGCCATTCTTCCCGAGATAGTGAAAATTCGGCATTGCCCTACCTCCTCTGATCTTCTGGAAAACAGTATAGAACGCGAATGCCCCACCTGCCAGATTGCAGGTGGGGCAGACGGGGAAAGGGGGAAAGGATGCCAAGGCAGCCTGATTATACCCTAATTGCCGGGGGTCGTGGGCTTGGAATATGCAACCTCATTGCCGTCAGGAGTGTACACGAGATTGCTGTTCGTCTCCACGAAAGATTCCTTTGCCGTCTCTTCCTCTGGAGCGGACACAGTTGCCGTGAACGTGGCCGTGTAGTTCGTCGGGGTCGTATCGTCGGAGGGGTTGACATAGGCGGTGCTTGCCGTGACGGTCACCTTGTCTCCAGCGGCAAGATTGCCGGACTTCTGGAGATGCAGGACACCATCAGGAGTCACGCGGGTACGTGCATTGAGCTCGACGGGATCCGTGCCGCGCGTCGCAGCCACAGTGTAGGTGGCAGCGTCAGGCTCGACGGCAACAGGCGTTCCGGTAGGCGTGATAGTGCCGGAAAGCTCGAGATTGAGCTTGACGGATCCGCCAAGCGGGACGGTCGCGGCTGCCGGAGTGATCGTCAATCCAGTAGTGGCCATCTTGATTACAGGAATGGTGGTTGCTGCATCCGTGGTGTACAGGACGCAGTTTGCCGCGGGATTCATCCCGATCATCTGGTCATGGAAGAGATAGTACTTGTACGTTCGGTTGGCCGGGTTGTAGAAGGGAGGCTCGATGCCATACCAGACGTCTCGCGCGTAGATGAAGTCCTCGGAAGTGAGGGCCGCATGCACTTTCGGGATGGGGAACTCCGGGATGATGATCTTGCGGAAGTTGACCTCTGCACGGTCGGTATGAAAGACATCGGCCAGTGCCATCACGTCAAGATAGGCATCCGTCTCGGGAGTGGCCCACAGGACGAGCGTCTGCGGAGACTCGAAGACAGGGACATCGAGCTGGTTGTACCGCATGGATGGGAACTGCATCATTCCGGCATCGGCACGGATCTTGACGAGAAGCTCCTGGCCAAGCTCCTTTGTAGTAGGCGCTGCCGTGATGCTGTGCCTATACAGCGTGTAGTACTTGTCTGCCATGGCAAACGTGTTGATCATGACCTGCATCTCGTCATAGTTGTCGGAGCTGCGCTGCTGGTCGAGCGTGGCTGCAAGCAGGTTGTCAAGGCCATAGCCCGAGCCCTCGTTCATGACCCGCTTCATCTCGTAGCGGCTCCAGGAGAAGTCATAGCGCCGGTGCTGGTTCACCGAATAGAACCATTCCAGGAATTCGGGCTTCTCGAGCTTGAGAAGGGTCTCGTCATCCAGCTTGTAGCTGTGTGCCTTCATGTACTTCACGGCAACGTGACGCTCGGTATTGCCGAACTCGGCTGCAGGCTTCTTGAGCTCCCTCAGAGGATTCTCGAAAAGCTTTGACTCCACATAATTGCCCATCATGCCTACAAGAAGGCTGGAGAACTCATTGAGCATGCTGCCATTGTATGGGTCGAAAAGCGCCTGCACCGCTGCCGCATACCCTGAAATGTCGGGGTTGGGGATGCGCTGCTGGAAGTCGTTGCTGCCCTCGATCCATGCCTTCTGCAGGATGGTGCTGTTCTGGACTGCCATCACTATCACTCCTTCTTCTGTGTGTTGTGGGAACCGTAATCGCGTTTCCCGATCTCTTTTCCGAGCTCGGCAAGGCTCACATATGGTTCCTGTGGCTCATCCTGTCCCATATCCTGCACAGAGCCAGCATTGCCAGCACTGCCAGAATCAGATACGGAACCGCTATCTCCATTCCGTCCCACATGTGCGCCGCTCCTTATGAGGATGCCGAACTGGGTCTGCAGGCTCCTGTTCTGCTCGAGAAGCGCCTTGTTCTGCGCTTCCATCTGCCTTAGCAGCGACTTGTATTCATCCAGCGTATCTTCTGCGGTGCTGTCCGCTGCGCTGGAAGCCTGCGGCTCAATGCTACCACTTGGGCCGCTGGCTGTCGAAGCCTGCGGATTGGGTTCCGGCTCAGTCTGTGGCTCAGCCTGTGCGTTCTGATTTTTCATTTTTCTAGCACTCCTTCTCTGAATCGCTCTCATCAAGCTCCTTCTGGAACTTTTCTGATGTGCAGCTCAGTGCCCTGTACGCCTTATGCATCTTCTTCTGCAGCTCCTCTTCCGTGCAGCTCAGCTCCCTGACAGCTACAAGGCACACGGTCACTGCGTCAGCAAGCTCGAGCAATGCCTGCCTGTCCTCGTTCGCGTCCTTTTCATCATTGACGTACTGGCCAATGGATCTGATCGCGTCTCCCAGATCGGTCTTGTCGCTGTCCCAGATGCAGATGCAGTATTCTCCTGACTGGTATTGCAGCATGTCTAGACCTCGAATCTCTTCAGCCGTTCAATCATCTGATGGTATCTGCGTCTTTGCTCATCCGCCTCATACAGCTCATTCAGCGATTCCATGAAGGCCTGGCATATTCCGTCCAGCATCTCCTTGCATGGATTGAGCTGATCGGATTTGCAGATGGCACAATAGATTGCAGCAATGCAGAGGCGATTGATGGCAGTGCCAGGCTCCAGATGCATATCCTCGCACATATGCGCCAGCACTATGCGCAGATCGTCGTCAAGCTCCACAGTGACAATCTTTGGCAGCTTCTCGGTCATTGCTATCCCCTCCTCTCGTTCAGCTTCTTTTCCAGATCGGCATATCTCGCAAGCCTGGCATGCAGACGCATGTTCTCCTCTTTCAGCTCGTGATACCTCGCACGGTACCAGCCGATGCGATCCTGCAATGAGTCGGCCTGGCTGCGCAGGTCCTGGCTTTCCGCTTCCAGCTGCCTTGCCCTGTGCTTCCATGCATCGGCCTGTGCCTTGCGGAACCTGGCTTCCATCCTGTCCAGGCAGCTGGTGCGGCCCATGCAGAGCCTGATGAAATAGTTCTGCTGCGTGCAGGCATTCTCGGCTGCAATGTATCGTTCATCCATGCTTTGTGCCCTTTCCTTTCCATTGGAAATGAATGGAGCCACCCATAAGGCCGTCTGGCCCTTGGGTGGCTCTCAGAATGGTTGGCAAAGCTTCCACCCGCCAGACGTTGCCTATGCATAGGCCAGCGCGTCGGTGCCCATCACAGGCCGCATGCCCGAATCTGCGCGAACCTCTGGACACGTGGGCTTCACCAGGGCCTATCCTACCATATCGACGGTAAGCATGGAGCCGCGCTTGGTAGGCACCTGCTTGATCTTGAGCTGCACAGGCGGCTGCCAGGGCGCATCCCCGCAGACCATCACGACATTGCGGACTGCATTGGCAATGCCGCAGGAAGTGGCCTGATAGCTCGTCCCGTCAGGCGCGACAAGGACCACGCGAGGCACGACGGAATAGGAGCCAAGTCCGTTTCCGTAGGCGTCGGTGTCCTCGATCTCGGTCATCTCGATGAGATAGTCCTGGACGCTGATGGTCTCGTTGATGTGGTTGGAGACGCGGTCATTGGGGTTGTTCATCGCGTTGAACACCCGCACGGATGCTGCACGGTCATCCGGGTTGGCGCGCAGGCTGGTGATCATTGCTCCGACGCCTGCATTGACGATGTTCTGGATGGTCGGCTGCTGGATGGCAGTCTGTGCCTGCACTGCCTGGATGATTGCATTCTCTTCCATGCTGTCTCTCCTTAGTCCATAAAGCTCTCTTTAAGTTCCTTCAGTTCCTGCTCTAGCTGCCTGCGGTCGCGATCGTCAAGCGGATGATCGTATATCTCGAAGATGCGCCCGACAGAATCGATCCATCTTTCGGCTTGGACGATGCTCATGTCGCAGATGAGGAACCGCCTGCTTGGGATGCGGATCCAGTCGGCATATATCTCGGCATCCGCCCGTATCCGCCTGCGCTCCTTGCGTGCGGTCAGATGGATCGCCCACGGCTCTGGCACCTTGCGGTCCTGGCAGATCCATCGCGATAGCTCCTTCATGCCTGCCTCCTTTCTTCTTCCGGCTGTGCCTATATTGCATCAAACTGTTTAAGGTGTCAACACTTATTTCTAGCGAATCCCCATGAACTCGAGGATGGCAAGGAACATCTCCCTCATGGCGGGGCTTTCGTAGCGCAATGTGCCCAGATAGAAGAACCTGTTGAGCATCTGCAGATAGGGGCTGGTGCGCTCGATGGCCTGATAGTCGAGGCTTGCATCGGCCTTGGTGATGGCAAACACATTCCCGGCATCCTTGGGCAGCCTTGACGTGATGAAGCAGAGCGCCTTGCCATAGTCGATCCAGACGGCATATATATGGTCAGCGTACCTGATAGCATAGGCATATTTCGCTGCCTTGGTCTTGGGCTGCACGTCGCCTGTATCGGCCACGCTGAAGGCATTTCCGAATACCATCTCCGATTCCTCGGTACCGCTGAGCATCCTGCCTACCAGCGTCTGTGCCTGCCGCTCCTCCTTGTCCCAAGGCTCCACATAATGCAGCAGCACCGACCTGCCATGCCAGAACGAGTAGCCGAACTCAGGAACCCGGTCTATGCCAAGGTACCGCATGTATGGGCAGGTGAGATCGCATGCATTGCCCAGGACATACACACGATATTGCTCGCCGCCTGGCTGCTGCCTCGATATGCTGTCCAGGAGGTTCGCGAAGATCAGGAATTCGTTGGGAAGGTATCGGTGATATCTGTCCTTCCGGTCGATTATCGCCTCGTCGAAGATGAACCTGCGCACATCCGTATAGGTGCGCTTCTTCTCCGCCTGGAAAGCGGTAAGCGCCACGAAATAGCAGAGGACGTCCCATCGGGGCTTCTCGGACTGCTCTCCGGTCTCTGGGTCCTTCTCAGGCTTCTTTGCTATGTATCCTGTCTGCCCCTGCACCTTGAACATGTAGTCCCCGAAGAGCCCTGCATTCTGGAGCTTGTCGAAATAGCCCTGCCGCACTACCTTCATCTCATCCTTCGTGCGGCACACCTCGCAGAAGTGCCAGCCATGCCTGATATAGTCGCTGATGCACTGCTTCCGCAGGCCGAAGGTCTTGCCGATGCCCTTTGCCCCTACCACTAAGCAGAACTCTCCCTGGCTCCCAGTCTGCCGGGAGAAGGTGGCCTGCCAGTCATAGTATCTCCGCTTTCTAGTCTCCATATATCATCTCTCCGATCCTGTGTATGCCATCCAAAGCGATTATCAGAGGCTCCATGTTCACGCTCGGCCTGTTGCCTATGGCAATCTGCATGTTCGCTGCGTTCTCGGCATTCTGCGTGTCGTTCACGGTCTTTGCCATAGGGTAGAGGCACAGTGCGCTCGGCTCCGTCACATTCGAAGCATGGCCCTGGTAGTCCGTCACCTTGCCCTGGTACATGTCTCCCCAGCCAGGAAAGGCTCTCGCGTTCAGGCCTGTGATGTCATGCGCATAGGTGACATTGTAGCCAAGGAACGTATCGCACACGTCGGCAAAGCTCCAGCCATCCTGCACCAGGCTGTCTGCCAATCGATTCACCTTCTTTGTCGGCACTCCTGCCAGCGTGAACCTGATATGCTCCTGCCTGTCCCTTGGATCGTATTCGCTTATGCAGTATGCCTTGTTCCAGGCTGCGCAGAAGCGGCAGGTCTCGAACTCGAGCACATAATGCCCTATGCCATCCAGAGGATCGTACTGATCGGGGTAGGAGCGCCTGACACGGCTGCATACGTCGGCCTTGGCAGTGTCTATGGCTGCATCCATGCGCCCAAGGGCCTGCCTTACGCTGTCCAGCTCGCTATCGCGTATCACGAACTTCACGCTGTCGGTATCGCCGTTCACGCAGGTCTCCACGTAGGGGTAGCAGAGCATCATCACGACGCATTGGGCAATGCGGCTCCAGCCCACGATCCTTTGCCCCAGCTGGTACCATGCCTTGGGCTGCTTCGGCGCATTCGCCACGCCGAAATCACCCTCATACTCTATGCCCGTGTCTCCCAGCACCGTATCGCGCCTGTACTCGTTGCATGCCTCGATGCCGAAAAGCGCATTGAGATCCGCCTTGAGGCCCAGATAGGTGCTCTCCACCACAGAATCGTCTATCGCATGGTCCTCCATGCCGGAAATGACGAACTCGGGAATCCCGTATCCAAGCAGCTCCTTCCGGTTGTCCAGCGGCTCGTTGGCATAGTATCTGCCCCTCGCGTGCTTGAATGCGTTCTTGGCAGCATAGAACTGCATGACAGAAATGGTGCACATATCTGAGGGCTTGTCGAAGGACAGCGTCATGTATCCCTGCAGCCCCCTGACGCTGTCGAAATCGTAGGCCTGGCACACTTCCCACGCTGCCAGCTCGGTAAGCCACAGCACGGCACTGCTGGCGCCCTCCAGCTTGCCGTAGGAATGCACAGGATCCGCAACGCGGTCCCTGTATCCCAGGCCTGCCATGTGCTGCCTGAACTCCTCCCCCTGCTGGTTCTCCTCGGCTATCGTGGCATCCATCCGATATTCCTTGCACCTTGCCCATGCAAGCGGGGCTATGCCCCAATCGCCGAAGGGAGTTCCCTCCTTCAGCCTCAGATTGGTGAACTCGAATGCCCCATAGAAGGCAACACCGAAGGGCTTCTCGTAGTGCTCCAGGACATCATCCAGCGTAGTCAGGCCTATGTTCTGGAAAGCCAGCGTCAGGTTCTCGGCTGTAGCCTGCTGGAAGCGCACGGGATACCTATGGCTCACCATCTGGCTCGGATGCTGGGAGGTCGCATCGAAGCCATAGACCTTTAGCCCCTCTCCCTCGGCAAAGTCGAAGACTCGGCTGGCGTTGGCCCTGCTGCAGAAGGTGAAGCCTCCACGTGTGGCAGCCTGGCAGGCATACAGCTCATCGTCTGTATCGAAGGCATTCTGGGCATTGATGAAGCTCCAGAAATGGCCCGCATCCCTCTTGAGGCCCTTTCCCTTCAGCCTGGAGAAGCGCTGCACCCTGCGCCTGCGCACCACGCCCGTCTTGGATACGACCCTCAGCCCCAGATCGTCAGGGCTGATGTCTGGGTTGAGCCTGCACCAATAGCCCATCCACGCAAGGAGGCTGTAGATGTCATGCGCCGCATATGCCTGCTCCTCCTCGGTCAGAGGGGTATCAGGCGTGCGCACCAGATCGTAGTCCCAATCTCCTGCCAGCTTGGGGTATCCGCACTCGTCGCCCATGTAGCCCAGCGACTTCTGGGCAAAGACAAGGGTATCCCATATCACGAGCCTTGGCTGCCCGTCATCGTCCAGGATGGTGAAGCTGATGGGCTTCCGCTGCGACTTGGCAAGCACCCTCACATCAGGCTGCTCTCCCAGCCATTGGGCAAGGCCGTACATGTCGAAGCTGAGGTTGTGGCAGCAGATCACCGGCACGTAGCCGACATGCGCATCGGCTATGCGCTGCAATGCCTGGTAGAGGTCTATCGTATGCCGATACAGGTAGAGGCGGGTAAGGCGTTCGACATTGCCGTTGTCTATGGTGCCGATCGGAACATCTATCAGGCCCAGCTGATGGAGGATGGGAAACGCCTTCTTGTCCGCGCCGCTTGACAGATTCGTAGTCTCGCTGTCGTAGGCCCCTATTATCCTGTATGGCCTATATGGTCGCTTGCTACCCATTTTTGCGGATGCGACGGGTCTTGAGGATATATTGCTGCAGCTTCAGCTGGACGGACTTGTAGACATCGTCGTTCTCGTCAGGCGTGTACAGGTCGATGCCCTGTGCCTCCAGCTCCTCCAGCACGTCCATGATGCTTTCCGCACCGAAGAACTCAAGGATCGCGCGGTTCGGGTGCCGTCTGCTCTCTTCCGTCCCGTCCCAGACCTGCACAAGTCCGCCGTAGAAGCGGCTTCCGACATTGCCTGTGCTCAGAATGTCATGTGCCATCTGGTCGCGGGTCTCTGGCTTGCTGCCAGCCAGGGCATTCATCGACTGGTCTACAAGGCGTCCGACGCTTCTGCCGATGCCACCAGACTTGTACCCCTTTGCCACGCTCACTGCAGCAATTGTGCCCCTGTCGATGCCCTGCCGCTCCATGAGGGCCTTTATCTGCCCCTGTGGCTTCTGTCCTTTTGCATAGAGCTGCGCTGCCTTCATTGTCGCGTCGCGTGCCTGCGCTTCATAGCGCGCTTTCCTGATCCCGCTGGCCTTTTCCGCCTTTGCCAGGTAGCGCTCTGCCTGCCTGCGGTAGCGCCTGCGTGCGTTGTAGACGTTGTCTGACTGCCGCTTTGCCCTTGCCATGCCTGCCCCTTTCGCCCTATACTGTTAACAGTATATCATCCAAAGAAAGGATGCAGCATGAATATTAAGACATACTCGGAGCCGATAACAGGGCTCGACTTCCAGGGAATTGCCGACGATCAGGGAAACATCAACGTCGAGACTGCCTTCAATGGTGTCTGCACGATCATATATGATGAAGCCAGCGGCACCTATACATTGCCGGCACACCTGCTGCAGCATCGCCCGACATTGACGCTCAATGAATGCGCTGCCTATCTCGGAGTATCCAAGGTGCGCGTATCGCGCATGTGCTCCAATGGCAGGCTCAGGTCTGTTAAGATACGTGGCAGCCTGGTAATCGATCTGGCTTCTGCCGAAGCCGCAAAGAAGGAGATGATCGGAGATGCCGCCTGCAGTGATCCTGACTGAAGCCCAGTCATGGGGCATAGCGCTTGCATGCGTGATGATGGCAGCCGACATGGTAGCAGGGTTCCTTGCCGCTGCGATCAACAAGGAGCTGAGCAGCTCGAAGATGCGGAGTGGCCTTCTGCACAAGGTGCTCATGCTCATACTCATCTTCGCATGCCTTGCCATCGAGATCGGCATCTCGCACACGGTCGCACTGCCATATGATGTGCCTACCTGCGAGGCCGTGTGCGGCTATATCGTCATCATGGAGCTCATAAGCGTGCTCGAGAATGTCGCAAAGGGCTATCCGGAAATGAAGGATTCTGCACTGTTCAGGCTGTTCAATCTCGGAGACAAGAACGATGGAAAGGATGAGCAATGACTGTCATGAAGGGCATCGACATTTCTGGCTGGCAGGAAGGCTTCGATCTTGCAGCTGCAAAGCCCGATTTCGTCATCGTCAAGGCCACGGAAGGACTTGGTTTCGTTGACAGCTGCTGCGATGGGTTTGTCCAGGAAGCGATCAGGCTCGATATCCCGTTCGGCTACTACCACTTCGCACGCCCAAACGATCCTGCTGCAGAAGCCAGGTACTTCTATGACAATACCAGGGGCTATGTCGGCAAGGGCATCCCAATCCTCGACTTCGAGGTGCCTAACTCCAACTCCTGGCTGGAGACATGGTGCAAGGCGTTCTACCAGCTCAGCGGAGTCAGGCCCTGGGTGTATATGAACAGCAACTTTATCAACAACTACGGCTATGGAACGCCCTGGCTGAAGTCCAACTGCGGGCTCTGGCTTGCTGGCTATCCCCAGTATTACGTCAGCTATCCTGGCTCGGATTGCCCCTACAGGCACGCTGGCTGGACTCTTGCGGCCTGGCAGTTCACCAGCTCGCTTGCCATGGATGGCATGCAGATCGATGGTGACTTCTTCTATGGAGACAGGAGGGCATGGAATGCATATGCTGGCATTGATGGCACTGGCAATTCTTCTGATGGCATGGTGCCTGGTCCGACGCTGCTAGAGCTTGCGACGGACGTGATCAAGGGCAAATACGGAAATGGGACGGCACGCAGGGCTGCGCTTGGATCCCGCTATGATGAAGTCCAGGCAAAGATTGACGATCTGTATGCCAAGGCAAACAACGTCATCAAGGGCAGGTATGGCAATGGCACAGACCGCAGAGATGCGCTTGGAGACGAGTACGGCATCGTCCAGTACATAGTCAACAATATGCTGAAATGATCTTGCCTGCAGGGCTGCTTCCCTGGTTCCCCGTGCCTGCCATGCCCCAGCAGGTACGGGGATAACTTTATTTTTCATGAAACAGTATTAACACTAATGGTATAATGGATTCATAGCCAATAGGGGCTATCAGTGAAAGGGGCAAGCAATGAAGCGCTATTCTGGAACGTTCGATCTCAGTAACGGCAGCGTTTCTTATTTCAATAGCTACATGGATGGTGTGAACTACTTCCTCGCTAATGGCTGGAAACACAAGACACGCACCATCAAGGGCAACGATGGTAAATGGCATCGTCAAGACTGGTTCGAGCGCGACATGCTCACCGCGACTGCCCGCACCAAGTAGAAGCAGGTACGGGGATATTTTGTATTTCTATTGAAACAGCGTTAACACGTATGCTATACTGGCATTGCCGGAAAAGGAAGTCCAGGAAAGGGGCACACCATGGCAGAGAGCAGGATCAGGTATCTGGTCAGGGGCTGGAAAGTCGACATCGATGACGTATATCAGCCATTCTGCGACATCTGCGACAGCTACAGCGCTGCGCTTGGATACCTGCAGCTGATGGAAGTGCGCAACAAGGAGAGCGTGCATCTCAAGATCGACAGCATCGAAGCGATCTGGAACGTAGAGTAGGCATGTTGTGATGATTTTGTGAATGCAATTGACATAGCTTGACTGTGGCCCCCTGAGCTGGAAATGGCTTGGGGGGCCTTTCGTGGGCTGAGTGGGGTATACACA